GGACGTTCTGCAACGTGGCCTGCATTTGCGCGTTCTCTTGTTCAATGCGCTGCTTCTCTGCTTCAAGCGCTTGCGCTCTGGCAGCGTAATCAACGGGCTCTTCCTGAATCGGCTCGGCTGCGGCACCAGGCGCATATCCCTGACCACCCTGGTTTACCTCGTTGTAAACAGGCTGCGGGCTATCGGCTGACGCGGGAACCGGGGCGTTGGGATTCTGCTCGTACTGGTTACGTTCCATCTTTCCTCCTTGGCGTTTTCCGCCATATCACTAGAGTACGTTTCATACTGACACTAGAACTGCAACAGAGATAGAAGTTCATTGATACCGCCTGCATACTGAGGTTGAGTCGGTGCGTATGAACTCTCCTTACGTTTGGCCTTCTCCCTATCCTCGGGGGACTGATCGCCGGGCTTCTTCTCTACGTCGGCATCCTGCCCTTCCTTCCACTTCTCATACGCGGGGATACTGGTATCGGTGCCAGGGGTCTGCGCGTCTACCCACTTCATGTAGTCCTTTGCCTTGGCCGAAAGGTATGGCATCTCGTCGCCGTTATCGCGGGCAATCTGCATCGTCGCGTCCCGCATCGGTGGCGTCATGTTCCGCAGGTCGCCGTACTTCGCATTCCATGCCGTCATCTCCTCGTCGTATGCAACCAGGTCCTCTTCAATCGTGGTAGACGATCCGCTACCCCATTCCCCATTGCTATCGCTAGCACCAGCCGGGTTGTAGGGTTGCCCCTGCCCGTTGTTGGTGCTAATCGGGTTGGGGTCGTAGATGGTTGGACGGATACCCATGTACTGCATGTATGCAGTCACGCTGGTCAGGTTCATTTCGACGTCGCCGGGCTCCCCCTCCTCAACATTGGAGAGATACCGTTCAGCGTTGGGGTTGCCCTCGGCAAGGTCGGCCCAATACTCAATCGCTCCACCTTCGTGGTCGGATACCTGCCCGCGCCAATCGACATACGCGGCATATTCAGGGTGCGATTCGCGGTATTCCTTGCGGAGTTCCCGCACGGATTCAACCTTGTCAGTATTGCCGGTTTGTTCAGCCCACGCATCGGCAGCCGTTTTGCGTTCGTCCTCCGTCATGCCGAACAGCACCCAGTCGTCAACAGCCACCCCGTCGATCACCACCGGCTCCTTCAAGCCGCCGTACTGGATACCGTTGTAGGTACTGTACGCATCGCGTTCATCCGGCTTGCCAAGCGATGTGTATTCCTTTTGCTGCAAGGCAAGCGTCCGCGCTTCCGGGTCAGACGTTTGCGCGATAGCCCGCTGGTTCATGGCTTCCTCGCGCTCACTGCTTCCCGGCTCTGCGCTGTTGATGATGTAGCGGGTTTCATCCCCACGCTCCTGCCGCACCTTCGGGTACAGCGGGGCCGTAATCGGGAAGAACCGTAGCCCGTGTTCCCACAACTTCATCTCGGAGTAGCGGTTGAAGGCTTCCTTGTACAGCGAACTCTCGGGATCGTCCATTGCCGCCATTGCCTCAACGCCCATCGGGTCAAGGCCGCGTTCCTCAGCCACTTCCATGATGAAGTAGTTGACATCACGTCGGGCATACTGGGTTGAATCCGTCATCTCGATCTTTGGCAACCCGACATAGCCGGAGGTCTTTTCTCGCACCCATGCCAACAGATCGCTATAGCTGTTGCGGGTCGGGGAGCCTACCTCATCGCCCATGTGAGACTTCACGAAGTTCGTGCCGTTGGTGGAAAGGTTGCTCCACTGCCCCAGCATCAGCGGGTCCGGTGCGAAGGTATCCCCCTGAATACCAAGCAGGTTCGCGGCGGAATCAATCAACGGGTTAATCATCAATGGCGACTTGCGCATCAATGTCCCCAGGAATGTCTCGCCCTCGGGGGCAAAGTCCGAACCGTCGTCCAGCGCAAACACGGTTTGCAGGAAGGCATCAGGCCGGATGAAGATGTTGAACCCGAACGGGGTGGACAAGAAGTTGAGGAAGCCGTTGACCGCAGGGCCGAACCGCCCTTCCTCCTCCTGTTCCTTGATTTCAGCCAGCATCTTCACATACGCGTTCATCACGCCCGGATTGCGCATCAATGCCTCTGTGTACAGTGGCGTGGCACGGCTCATCCAGTAGTGGAAGAAGAACACCCGGCGTAGCGCCTTATCCGCGTTGCGCTCATACCCGGAGAAGAACAGTTTGTAGGTCTTGTCACGGGCATCCATATCCATCTTGCGGATCGCGCTCTGCCAGTCACGCGCCATGCGGTCAGCCCACTTCGCATCCACTTCCCCGAATACCTGGCGGATACGATCACTGCCGAAGAAGTCCGGGATCTCATCCCACATGCGGTTGAACTCGCTGGTGGGCAAGGACGATGGCATGGTTTCCATCATGCGGTTGCGCATGTGAATCCGGGCACCGGCATTGTTCTGTTGCAGCATGTGACCATACATCGCCTTGCGGTAGGACAAGTCCCATGCGTTCGCCATATCACGCACCGCGCGGTTGGCAAACACCCCATCGACCCGCTTGCCGATTTGCATGCTGCCAAGGCGCAGGTTGTGGAGCTTCGTTGGCGCACCGACTTCGGTGACCTCATCACGCACGACGTTGAAGATGTCGCCACGCTCGGTGCCGATGTTCCATTCCCGCATCATCCGGTCAGTCCCGTCGAACAGGATCATCCGGGGCTCACCTTCGAGTTCACGGATACCCTTGCGCAACGTCCGCTCAGAGAGTTCACCATCGCCAATACCGCCGAGCATCTTCATCACCCAGTCGTTATTGACACCGCTCATCTGCTGGTACGAAGACTTGTACTCACCAATCGCGCGGGGGATGATTCCGAAGTTCCCGGTAATCATCGCGGTAATCGTGTTACCGATCAACTGCGTCATGATGTAGCGCGGGCCAGACAACACGTTATACAGCGTCATCTCGCGCATGATGCCAAGGTAGTCATCGTAGATCGTGGTGGCCTTGTTGGTGCCGCCAATCGCCCGCTGGGTTGCCACGATTTGCGCGTGCGTTCCTTCCAGCCGGTCCTCTTTCTTGCCGGTGGTGGTGACGCGCTCGTATTCCTCCACGTACTTTTCATGGTACGAGGTGCCGTGCTTGGCGTCGTAATCCTTGATAACCTGTTCGCCCCAGTCCGCCATCACCTGATCGGCAGCGCGAACATCGGCCTGTTCTGCGGTCAACCCACGGCCTTCATATTCGTCGGCAAGACGTGACCACCGATCCAGGATTTGCTCACCATCGTCAAACCGCTGGCTGAGGATGTGCGCATCCCAATCGTTCTCGGTAACGACGCGCCCACGGACAATCCGCACTTCCGATTCAGGTGCGCGCGATGTATCCGCCCAGTAATCAGCATCACGGGATTGTGCCGATGGCCGCTGCGTATTTGCACGGGGAGACAGGAACTCGGATTCGCCCTTGTAGAACGGGTTGGCAACCTTCTTGTTCACCCGGCTGCTGATGCTATCAAGGTTCAGGCTGGGGAACTCCCATTGCCCCATCGGGTGCCCATACACGGCCACTGCCGCTGTGGTTGGCCCACGCTGGTTGACCGCCCGTGGTGCCCACCGGGTTTCCGGTGTTTGTCGCTGGCTAAACAATGGGCTTGCACCACTATCGCGCATCCGTTGTGCTGCCGAGATAATGGGGTTGCCATCCTCATCTAGCATCTCATCAACAAGCGGCCCTGAATTATCGAACTCTGGTGCAGTACGAGTTGCAGCCGCAGCCCCCTCATCAACCTGGTAATCCCGGCTGAGATACCCTTCCGGCGTGGGGTTGCGCATCCCTATCTTGGCATCAGGGATGTCCAGTTCATCGGCAAGACGCGCCCGTTCTGCTTCCAGTCGGGCTATCTCTGTGCGGCTCCGTACCGGGGAATCGTTGGCAAGGCGAAGATCGTCATGGGTTTTCGTCCATTGCCGCCACAGGTCGTCCACTTCATCCTCGGCGGCTTTGAGGTTGTCACTGACATTCATCCCCTCAAACATGCCGCCCATCTGCTGAGACTTGCCTTCCTCGGAACGCTTGATTGCACGCCGGAGAATGTCATCAAACTTCTTGGGGTTGAGCCGGTTATCAGATACCCGGAACGCAAGTGCCTGAACCTCTGCCTGATCCAGCGCACCATTGCGGATACCCCGACCAGCGTTGGCGGAGATTTCCATCGGCAAGATGCCCTGGTCAGTCAACCGGGCAAGGTTGCTGTCAGGATTCAGGAACGAGTAGTTGTAGTACCGTTCAGCCATTGTCGCCGGAGTTTTGGCAATGCCGTCCGGGGACAATTTCAACGCACGGCCAATCTCCTCAAACGACTTTCCCTCGTCCACCATTCGGCGCACATCCTCCGCGATGTTCGCGTTCGACATGCCAAGGTTCTGCATGTTGGTTTCACGGGAAAGCCGCAGAAGATCATCGCCACTCGCGTCCGTATATCTGACTGGCACATCCACGTTCAGCCGACGCGCTGCCTCTAGCCGGTTGTGGCCTGCAACAACGTAGGCATTGCCATCCTTGCCGCGTTTGAGAAGGATCGGGTCCATGCGTTCGCCGACATAGTTATCCACAATGCCGCGCACATGTTCCTCATCAAACGGTTTCGACCGTGGCTGGAGTGACTTGTCGATACCGAGATTCTTTTGCAGGTCCCGTTTCTTCATGCCCCATGTGGTGCGAATATCGGCAGGGGCCATGCTCTCAATCCCAGCAACACCCTTCGGTGCGCTGGCCTCAAAGAAAGCTTCCAGCATTTCCTTCGTTCCTGCCGCGTCTGTCCGCAACTTGTTTTTCAGGTACGTGAGCTCATCCAGCGTAAGACCTGCCGCACTGGCATGCCCTTTACGCTGCGCGTAGGCGCTCACCCACTCCGGCTTAACATTATTTTCTTTCATTAATGCGCGTAGGCGATTGTTCTCTGTGTTCCACTGCTTACGCGCCTCGGCCGTTTCCCTTTCTGTCGGAACGCGCAAGTCCCCCTGCTGCTCCTGCCCTACACCACGACGCACCGGCTCAGGCTCCACAATCGGGGCATCCATGATGCCTTCCGGCTCTACCGGGGCAGCCTGACGCGGGGTGGGCAATGGCTCTGTCGAAATGGTTGGCGTCGGTGCAGCGGCACGCGGTTCAGGCACACGGCCTGCAAGCCGGTCCAGGTATCGGGTGCGATACTCGCCTGCTGTACGGATAAGCGCGGCAAGGTGGGCATCTTCCCGGTTGAAAGCCCGGGTGCCCAACGTCCGGCGTGCAGCATCAGATACATCCGCATCGCCAAAGATGAAGGTTTCCAGCAACAGGTCATCGTTCTCGGTGCTATCCAGCGTTGCGGTCTTGGCCTTGTTCTTGAAGCGGTACGCGGGAATCTCCCGATCCGGGAACGCCTGCTTGAAGTCAGGGATCAAGTCATCAATGATGTACCGGGCTTCATTGACCGCAGACAGCGCCTTGTGCGGGTAGTCAAACTTCCCGCCACGGGCTTGTTTCTGGCCGATACTCCGGGCTTTTAGTTCCTCTTCCTTGGCATCGAATCGGCGGGCCTTCGGATCGTGCAGGTCCGCAAAGAACTTCCACCGATCCGGGAGGTCCTTGCCAACTGCAACATACGTTTCATCCACAATCCGGCGTGCGTAATCATCTTCCTCCAGAAGCTCAAGGACAGCACGCCCATCTTCATCGGTACGCGGTGTCGCAATACCCCAGTTCGGCGCGTCCGGCAACCCATCCTCACGATACGAGAACGGGGATTCACCACCAATATCAAGTGACTGCTGATCCCAGTTCTCATACAGGGCACGTTGCGCGGGCGGCAATGTCTCGATCACCTCACGCGGGATTGGCGGCGTATCCACCGAGGACACGACGGTTGGCGGTTGCCCCGATGCAGGAGCATCCGGCGTTCGTGGCGCAGGTGGCACATCAGGCGCAGTTGGAGGTGGCACGGTGCCGGTCGTTGGCGGCGGGTTATCCATCGGACGGGTCAGCGCCTGCTGGTCAGCAAGGGTGGACACGGAGCGGTCTACGTCTTGCTGCGATTTTGTCATGGCAACCTGGTCGGTGTCCCGGAACAGCTTGCCAGTAATGCGGGCAGTTGCCAGTTTATCGGCAAGCCCTGTCCGCACACCCTCTGTCGTGAGAGTGTTATACGTACCCCGCGCCGTCCGGGACAGGGCCGCATCCATCAGTTCGTCAGGCAGTTGCAGCAACCGTCCTGTGGTATTCATGCCGCGAGAAAGCAGGTTGCGGCCAATGCTGGTTGTTGCGGCTTCCCCCGCGACCTTGGTAGCACCACGTCGGAGCAAGCCACCACCACCGGCAGCGATATTCAGTGGATCGCCCGCGATTTCGCCCACGACACGGGTGAGCATATTCTGTTGGCCTACCCAGTATTCAAAGACCGCTTCGCCGCCCGTGAAGTCCACAACCCCATCATCATTCGCGTCATACCCATTCTCATACAGGTCAATCACCTTATCAGGGTTGGCTTTCGCCCACTCCCCAATCGAACCTTCCTCCGACGTGAGTTTTGTTTTCCCCGGCTTCAAGTCTGACCCGGGGGCACCGAGGACAAATGAGGTCAACGGGTCCCATCCGGGGAGGTTCACATCATTGCCGGACGCCTGCTCATACAAGATGCTGCCCATTTGCTCATTGGTCCATCGGCGCGGCTTGTCCAATGCAGCCAAGGCAGGAAGCACGCCACCGCCAAGGTCCTTCATGCCCTCGATAAAGTCACCACCACTGCCGATAATGCGCTTATCTTCCAGCGGCTTGCTCACGCCGCCGTAGACAACATCATCGACATTCGCGGGATTCTCTTGTGCGGTAACAATCGTCCACGTCCCATTGCGCTTGACGGCCATCTTGCCGTCAGGGATCACATAGATGCCCTGCGCTTCCAGTTCGTTCGCTTCCGTATTCATGCCGTGCTCATCACGGATGATATTGGTTGTCATCGCAGGCAACGGTGCGTTGGCATCCTCTGACTGTGCCAGGTATTCGTCCATTGGCATTGCCGTCAGTCGCCCGGTTTCCGGGTCCTGGATATACGCGGTATCATCGCGGTACTCAGTCAACCCGCTCTGCTCCAGCCGGTCAGCCATCTCGGTTGTCTCAGGCGTATCAATGGCACGTAGTTCGGCAATCGACAGTACCCGCACTTCCTTATCGGGCTCAACAATGTTGCCCTCGGCGTCCACCGTTGCGGTGTTCTGTGCCCGGTTTGCGGCAGCCTGTTCATCAGTCATTTCACCGACGACGGTTGGGCTACCCGTGGCAACCATTTTCTCCCCGGATTGCTCACCGCCACCGCGACGGATAACCTTGGACCCCTGCGGGACTTCCTCGGTTGCATAGATCGTGGAGATATTGCCTTGCCGATCTTCAACAACCAGGATTTCAGGATTCTTGGCAACGGCAACCTGCTTCGGCGGGACAATGCCATTCTTGACCGTATCCGACTGCTGTTCAAGCAAGTCGTTGTTCGCGGCCATATCGTCACGCCGGGATGCCGGGATCACTTCACTGATAACCCGCGTTCCAGCCGGAAGGGTTGGCACATACCGCTCAGGCACGGCAACCGTGACTTCGCCTTCCTCTGTGCCGGTATCGTAGGCCACAAACACGTAGCCCTCGCCATCCTTCGCAGCGTAGGGGTTATCGGTTGGCTTCGGTTGCGGCGCTTGCACCGGGGCAGTATCACGGGCAGGCTGCTGATAGCCCATCGGCATTGTGGTCGATGCCATAAGGTTCGGGTTGATCGCCGGGGATGGCATCTGCTGTGCGGCAGGTGCAGCCGCAAGTTGCGCGATCTGCGCTACCAGGTCGGGCGGCAATCCTGCGGATGCCTGCTGAATGGCCTGTTGCTGTTGTGGTGTTGCGTTGGAATACGGCAGTGGCTCTGGCCGTTGGGTACGGATAGGCGGTGGCGCTGTGGGCGCACCCGGTAGGCCCATTGACGATGTAAGTCCTTCAAGGAATCTCTCGAAATCAGATACCATTCCTTATCCCCTTTACCGGAACATGTTTGCCACAAGCCAGTCGTTCCATGCGTTGCCACTGGACACATTGTTGCTTTGAACTGTATCACCTCGCATGATGGCGATAATCATATCTTGATAACTGGTTGGCATTGGCCGTCCACTTATTTGCCCGCTCAGGGATGAAAGACCACCGGCCAACACGCCCCCCGTGGTCAGGGTTGCCGGGTCCGCGCTCATCCAGCCGGAAGGCGTTTGCGGGTTGGGCACCCGGTATTCAAGGTGCAAGTGTGGCCCTGAACCTGCCGTGCCGGATGTGCCAACAAGACTCCCCGCGTTGATACGCTGGCCCACCTGTACCGTGCCCGATCCCATATGGCCGAAGATCAACTCATGGCCGTTATCCATCCGAACCCGGATTTCGCCAATGCCCCCATTGTCATCGCCGTAGAACCCGGTGCCACCGGCAGCGATCACCGTGCCGCCGACCGGGGTATAGATTTTGGTTCCATATTCCATGCCGTAATCAACGCCCGGATGCCCCAGTTGCCCGAACTGTTCATACGCATAGTCATACATGCCGCGCCCGCTCAGTTGCCGCCCGCCATACTCCACACTCGTATGGTTGAGCACCCAATCGTTCGCCTCCAGGTTCCCTTGCGTCACACTCACGCCGGGCATATTCCCCCAGATAGAACTCAATGGCAGGACATCGCCACCTGCGGGGCCAGTTGTGCCGCCACCCGTACTCCCGTCCAGTTCCTTCCAGTACCCGTTGATTTGGTTCCAGTACATCTCATTGGTGGTGCCGTTGGCGTCAGCGCCTACCAACCCGAGATACGCACGCGCAGCCATTTCCCACGAGCCGTGCTGGTCGTAGTTCGATTTCAGGATTTTGGTGCCGAGGTCGATGTTATAGGCCGGGTCGAACAACTGTTCTGCGTTACCGCCGTTCCAGATATCCGGCATGATTTGCATGAGCCCGGTTGCGCCACTCGCGCCATGCTGTGCCGTGGGCACGCCGCCCGATTCAAGCCGGATGATCGACTTCACAAGGTTTGGCGGCACGCCGTACCTGGATGCAGCGGTGGCAACAAGGCTGTCCCACTGGTTCACGGGCTGCCAGTTCGGGTCCTGTGGACTGCCGAGCGATACACCCATGCGACTGCCAACAACACCACCGTTAGCCTGTGTCCACGCATCCTCCTGTTGCCACATGCCGTTGACCTGTGAGACATACATGGATGTGGTGCCGTGAACGAGGCTATCGGGGGGCGTATAGGTTTGGTCAGGGTTGCCCGAGTAATAGGTGGCAATAACCCCGTCCCACCCGTACTTGTCGCCCACACCGGGGCGGCTGTAGATTTGCCGCAAGCCGTTCGCCATTGCGTCAATCTGCAAGGCCCGGTTGCCGATCATGGCATTGAAGTCATAGCCCCATGATTTCGCGGTACTCTCAAAGATACCGACATACGGGAGGATACGGTCACCGGGGCGAACCTCTGGCGTGCGATTCCCATCCCGTTCCCAATCGCCGGTTGATTCCCGTGCGATCATCGACTTCAACAGGTTCGCGGGGATACCATACTTGGCGGCAGCAGCCTCAATCTCCCCGAATACAGCCGGGTCCTTGTTGAAGTTGCCACTGGCAAACCCTGGATTCTTGCTAACGTTACCACCACCACCGGACGGGCCAGCGGCAAGTTGCTCCTCAAACGATTGCCACTCAGACGGCGTGTCCTTGTAATACTTGTCGATCCGGCCACCGATCAGGCGACTGGAGTAGGCGTTCATCGGATCGAAGCTGGCCGAGTAGTTACCGAACGACGCGCCGAAGTCATTAATCAGGGGATTCCCGGAGCCGCTCCCCATCGTGTAGTCGTATGGCGTTGGGGTGGTACTTGCCCAGTTACTTGATACGGGAGCCGAGAACTTGCTCGTCCATGAGGAAAGTCCCCCATCAGCAATGGGGGACGCTCCGGGTAAATCCTGCCAATCTACAGAAAGATCAGCGTTATATGCTCTACGGTCCACCTAGTTCACCTGCCGAGCCATCGGGCGACCGGCGCGAATTGCGCATTGTTCTCGCCGCGCTGTCCAGCGGAGAGTTGCTGGAACTGCGCCTGCAATGCTGCCAGTGACGGCAGGGTTTTCATAAACTGGTCCATCGTAATCAGCGGATTCTCCAGGGTCGCCTGCCCATACCCGCGTTGGAACCGTGGGTACTGCTGGTAGAACCACCGGGAGAAGGCGCTATCGTTATCCGCGATGCCCTGCTGCTGGCCGTACTGCGAGTAGGCCAACTGTGGGGCCTGTTCCCGAATCTGTCCGGCAAGCGGGGTGGTGTTCCAACTCTTGACCGCGCCATACGTGGAGTTCGGATCGAAGAACACGTTAGACGGAGCGGTGGCAGCCGGAACCGATGTCGATGTAAACGGCTTATTCCAGTCAACCATGCCAATCTCCTATCGTGGGGCCTGCCCTGTGAGCCACGGGTACTTCTCGCGCATGAACTCAACCGGATTCTGCGTACTGCCTGCGCCCGTTCGGAGCATCTGGTTACCGTATTCGTCACCGGCCTGCTGCACAGAGCCCATGTAGGCACTTGCGGCAAGCGGATTCATCCCGGCCCCGGCAACGTCACGAAGCAGGTTGAACAGGGTGCGAATCTGTGTACTGGCATCGCCCTGTCCGAGCAATGCGCCAAGGTCAGTCTTGGAATCCGCGCCGAACTCGCCCTGGCCGAAGATGTTGTTCAACAGTTCGCCGGAACTCAATGCCTTGCCACCCGGCGTACCGAGTTGCGAGTAGAGGTTCTGGAGGAAGTTGGCGAAGGTATTGGCCGCGCCGCCCTTGTCGTTCGCGGTCAAACGACCAGCACCCTCCATCATGGAGAACAAGGACAACGGGTCAGCGCCAAAGTCGCGCATCGCTGCATAGCCGGGGCTACTGGTTTCGATACCCTTGAATACGTCCTGCAACAGGAACCACGGGTTTTGGTAGATGCTTTCCAGCATCTCCGGGGTATAGCCCTGCTTCCCGGCCCAGCCAGTTCCACCGGCAAACCCGTCACCACCGGATGTCCCCGGCGCGGTATACGCGGGATTGACCGATCCGGTAGAAGGGGCGATTGGGGCTACTGTGTTTGTGAATACAGGCTGCCCCGTGGGGCCAACAACCTGACCTGTTCGTTCGTCGATATATCCTGCCATGTTGCTCTCCTTATGCGCTCAACGCTGTTGACTGTAGTGTGCGTTTTATCGTCACACCATCGCTGTTATCGTGCGCCCGATGGTATCCCGTCCATAAGTGGCGGGGGACCGGGCAAACTTGCTGGCATCCCCAGCGAACCATTCATTTGCGGTGCCATTTGTGGGCCACTCGGCCCACCAGGATTCCCGCCCATAGTGCCGGGGCCACCCGGAGCACCCGGGGGTAAGCCTGACGGCATACTTCCACCCATACCCGGTGGCGGCGGCGCGTTCTGTTTCGCCATCATCTCGCGGTAAATGGAGACAGCGGCAAAGTCGCCTTCCTCCTCCAGTAACCGCATGACCTCGATCTTCTTGTATTCCGGGTCCTCTTTGAGTTCCTGAATACGCAACTTGCGGGCATACGCCTGTGGGTCCTGCACGCCGCGCATCTCCAACGCTTCCTCGGTCAGGATCAGGCCACCGCTTTTGAGTTGCATCACGGTATTGGCATACGAGGCAAGGGCTGACATCTTGATAGATGTGCGCTTGCTACGGATATTCGGGCCTGCCTCACGGAGTTCCATGTGGGTGATCTTGACGATGCCCTCACGGCCTTCGGTTGGTTGGGCCATGCCAATCTCAAACTCGCCACGTTGTCCATCCGTACCGAGCAAATGCCCCCAGTCGGCGGTGAGTTGCATCGCCATTTCCGCGCACTCACGGTCATAGACCTGCATCATGCTCAACCACGGCGCGATCTTATCCCGTCCCGCCTCAGACAACCCATCAATCGCCGTGCCAGATTCATTCGCATTGGAGGTGAGCCCATAGGATGCAGCAGGCATCATGCCGCGCATCGCGGCTTCATTGGTCACGCCCATAATCGGGCCAACCAGCGACAACCCCGGCTTGTCAGGGCCAGCGACACGGCGCTCATGGCCGGCACGCAGCAGGTTTATCGCGCCTTCGGCTTCACTCATCTGCGGGGCATCACCATACGTGTGATCGTCCTGCTCAAAGGTCTGTGGCGGGTTGTTCGTCTTTTTGAGTTCGGTGAACATGCGGCCAATAATGGCCTCTTTTTGCTCGTGTGCCTTACGCATCGCCCAGATATGCGACAACCCCTTGAAGGCAATCTCTTCCTCAATCGTCGCAGATGCACCCGTATGGGCACCCAACGCATGAAGACTGAGTATGCCGGGATCGCCATACGGTGATACCAGGTACACATACGGGACAAAGCCGAAGCGATGTTCCGCGTTCACTGCTTCGATACCGTCCACCGATACCGTGTACCAGCGCCGGTCCCAATGCTCGATCACCTCTACCTGGTCGTTCATGTTGCGGTCGCGTTCACGACCGTCCGCGTTGGTGACCTTTTTGTCCTGCAACAGGTCTTTCTTGATGCCCTTCTTGAATCCGCCATAGAGCGCGACAACCTGTCCGACTGTCTGCGAATACACGCGACGCATCGTGGCAAGGCCCTTGTCGCCGTCCCATGTGGGGAAACAGGTAGTCACATCCAACAGGTCGGCATTGATGGGGATTTCCGTGGACTCCGCGTTGAAGTCCAGGCTCAGTCGGGCGCACAGGTGCCCGGTGCCCATTGCGGTTTTGACCTCATCATATTTGAGATCAGTACCAAACGAACGGGAGTGCCTGCGCTCCCACTTGTCGCGGAAGGCGTGGGCAAACTGTTCCTTCTTCTCGGCAATCTCGGCATTACTCAACCGGGTTGCCCGCGCATCGAAGTTGATGTCGCAGGTGGCGACAAGGTTCACGGCAAGGTTGTAATCGTGGACAAGCGACGGGTCCTGGAATGTGACTTCGGCATCGGGCTCAAAGCCCTCGAAGGTGCCGACGACTTGCAGGTTGAGGATTTTGCGCTCCATGCGGATACGCTCGATCAGCATCTTGTGAAGGGACTTGTCGCGCTGGGCGGCAGAGATAATATCCTGCAACTCAGGCTTCTGGTAATCCTCGCGGTTGTACCACTTCTTGTAGCGCGGACCGTTCTGGAGTTCCGATTCCTGCTCCATCAACTTGATAAGCGCCATCATCACTTCGGGATCGGCAAGCATCCCCATAATATCCATGCCGCCACCCATTTGCAGGGGAAGCGGCGGTTGGACACCCTCGGGGGGCATAAGTGCCATAGGCGATGCCATAGCCGCTGGCTGTGGCATCATGGGCGGGGGACCTTGTTGTAGCGGAAAAACCATATGCAACTCCAGCGCTGACGCATTACCATGATTATCGCGATGATGCTAACACCGGAACTGCCAGACAAACAGAAACGCCACGGGCTTCAAGGTCCGCAGCGTTTCTGTGAGCGGCGCCGATCAGGAGTTCAACCTGAAGTCTCGTTGTCATCGAACAACGCCGCCCTGTAATAGCAGTATATCACCTTCTCGTGCGGCCACCCATTGTTCGGCGGATCGGCGGCACGGCACGTTGCATCCCGCCACCGGAGCCCTGCAACGGCTCCACATTCACCGCGAAGAACTCCATTGCGGTCCTGCGGTGGCTGTACTTGTCATGGGCAGGCTCCAGGATTTCCGAGCTATACGTGCGGCCTTCTTTGCGGGCCGGGTACTTGGATTCCTTCAATGCGGTCAGCACGGATGCTGCACCCTTGGTATCGTTGAAGTCCAGTTTGCCGAGAATCTTGTTCAGCGCCACCTTGCGCCGGAGATGGTTACGTGTGTCCTTGGTGGTGATGCCAGGCACCTCAATCGAGGTTGGGGCCTTCACATAGATCACATTGGCACCGCCGGTCAGTTTCTCGCTATCGTCCCGGAGCCCTTCATAAAAGGACTTCTTGCCGTCACCGCCACGGTGGTTGCCATACGGGTCGCCCACGTACACCACGGGCACCTGCAAGTTCCCCGTCCAGTCCATAATCCGGGCAATATCCGGGTACTGATGGTACTTGTAGCCGCCGATACCCGAGACATACACGCCCGTCAGGACACTTGCGATGAAGTGCGTATCCTCACCACCGACGCCCTCGAAGGCATCGACTATTCGGTATCGGTTGGCTTTGGGATCGTCCTGAATCCAGATGATCGCCGCAGGGTCACTTGTTCCGGGGTCGATGGTGCAATACAACGTTCCGAGGTTCGGATCGAATGGGTAATGGCCAAGTTGGACATCCTGTATTCGTGGGTATACCACCTCCCCACGGCCAGCTTCATAAGAGATTTCATACTCGCGCTCGAAGGAGTGCAAGTCGTTGATTGCCCGGGCTTTCTCATTCTCGAACCACTCCTCGGTATGGAAGGGATGCACCCACCAGTCCAGTCTCAGGTAACTGGGGGCTTTCGCATACGGGTTAGCCAGTCCCGCACGGCCCAGTTCGGCAAGTTCACGGAAGCCGGGGGATTTGAGGTCGGCAGAGGAAAGCGCAAATCTATGAGTTGTCGTCGCTGCCTGATTTGCCCACGCTGCATCGAAGTTCTCAAACCGAGCTGCCTCATCATTAACTCGCATAGTTGCGCGGCCACCAACACCTGCGAGTGACGTGGAGGTTTCCCCAAGTATGCTGCATTGTTTTGTTGGATGAGCGATTGTACGGAGTGTAGAGGAATCATTATTCAATCCTTTCGGCTTCATCCATTCGGGCAGACGCAACCCGGCAGGCACACTCAGTACCAGCCCCAGCAGCGCCTTGATCTTGAAGAACAGGGTATCCGATGAGTTGGTCTTGTCCACCTGGTCCGCGTTGCGACTGATAATCCCGGCCACAAACACATCCTGATAGAGAAATGCCCATGAGATATACGCGCAGAATATCCAGCTTGCGCCCATATCGCGGGACTTCTCGACCACGCCATCGCCGCGTCCGCCTTCAGTCTCCTCCATCGTGGCCTGAATCCAGCGGATCATGCCGACCTGAAACGGGAACAGAATCCACGGATACCATGCAGGCGGGTTGCCATCAATACTCCGGGGCTCGAAGATGGCCGTGTACATGATGATCCAATACGCCGGATCATCCTTGCAGCGGTCCATTTCGATCTTCTGTTCCTTGCGGTTGTCCTCACACTGCCGCCTACGCAGTTCCCTGTACGCCTTGACCCGTGTGCGCCACAGTTTCCACTCGTCGGCGTCCTGTGGCACAATCGCCAGTTCCGGCACCAATGCGCCAAGGGCAGGGATCGTTTGCTGTTCCACAAGGAACGGTGATTGGGGACCAGGGGAGAACCGGCCTGTCTTGGCAATGGCGCTACTCATCGGTCGCTACCGAGCACACGATCTATCACGGTAGGCAAAGTCATCTCATACATACCTCTCTCCGCTGCAATCTCGTACTCAATATCGTCAGCCAGCGTTATTGCAGACTTGCTCAGCAATGCCTCGCGCACAATGGCGATAATCCGATCAGTGACTTTTATCGGTGCTTCTATACTGGTTTGCGATACCCATACAACTTCTGCTATCTGTTCGCGTGCGTTCATGGCTGCCTCCTTACCGATCACTGCCATCTGTGCGCATATACGTACCGCGTTTGTGGTTGTAGTAGTACTTCTCTTTGCCATGCACCTGTTCCCGTCGATGGCTTGACTGCGTAACCAGGAACAAGAACGCGGGCACCGAGAACAGTCCCACGATCCAGAAGAAAATCTCACTCATCATCGTCCTCCACCGGGTGCAAATGGTCCCGGATGTCGTCAAGCGTCATGTTCCGGTCCAGGATGGCCTGCACTTCCCGAAGTTGTTGCAGGTGTTCACCCGTGAACCGCTTGTACTGATCGCCACCATAACGCCCTCCCTGCGGCAATGGCTTCGAGAGCACCCCCCGGCGCAGGTAATACCGCACCGTGCGGACAGGGACCCCCGCCAAATCCGCCAAATCCTCTGCTGAGTACACCGTGACACCTCCCATGCTACACTGATCTATAAGGAGGATACACTATGAGTGATACGTACGACAGCACAGCGGACACCATTGCCCATATCAAGCGGGTAAGCGACCTGTTGGGTGAGGTTGAAAGTGAACTGGAGTTCCGGGCATCTGTTCACGACGCGAGTAAGTTGCAATCACCAGAGAAGGAGGTTTTTGACAGGGTAACGCCACGGCTGAAAGAACTCACCTATGGCAGTGACGAGTACAAGGCACAGTTGTCCGAAATGAAAGTGGCGCTTGACCACCATTACGCTGCAAACAGCCACCATCCTGAGCATTACGATAACGGCATCCGGGGGATGTCCTTGCTTGATGTCGTGGAAATGCTTTGCGACTGGAAAGCGGCTACGGAGCGGCATGAAAACGGGGACATAGCCAAATCCATTGAGATAAACCAGGACCGCTTTGGGTACAGTGACGACCTGAAACCTATCTTCCACAACACAATCAAGGAAATGGGGTGGGGATGACCGATAAAGACGCCTACCGGAAAGAACATGTGCTCATCTTCGGGCATAATCCGGTGCCTGACCTCGGCAGGGGGCGGCAATGTGGTCACCCGATGCACGATTACATCGGGTACATGATGGATATGCCAGGTGTTGACGTGGAAATCCCCTTCGACGCCCATGAAATCATCACCGAGGACGACCCGGAAGCGACCGCGTTCCAGGAAATCTACGAAAAGGAGACCGATAAGTGGCGCGATGTCATCAAAGAGGTCGAGGAACGGGAAGCATACGAGAAGAAGAAGGGGAAGAAGCCATGAGAATCAACACCGAGTTTGGGCCACTCGAAATCACGCCAAGCGATGCCATCCCGGAAGGCCACCTAATCATGGGGTCGCATAGCGTTGATGGGACCATCACCTTCTGTTACTACAGCGCTATCACCGGGAAGTCAGCGACATATGCCAGGGCGGACATTGACGAAATCGAGCGCCACTTGATGGAAGGCACGCTCGGCCAACTGCTTACGATCCACAAACGGGATGATGTATAATCACCAGCAGGAGGGAGCTTTGCGTGGTTGCCTTCCCCTCCTACACTTTTAGCCCCTGTTCCCAGTTTCCGGGAGCAGGGGTTTCTGCTATCTACCAATGGAGAACAGCATGAGTGAGATATTTGACGGCGACCGTGACTATATTGGCCCCTATCTCCGTTTCCTTGCCGACCAAATGGGGCTCCGCGATTGGTTCCTGTACCATGGCCATTCAACGCCACAAGACGAAGGACACAGTGAAGTCGTTGGCGGCACATGTACTCCAGAAGAAGGACGTAAATCAGCCACCATCCGGCTACGTTCCGACTGGCCGTCCTGGGATGAAGAAAAGTTCCGGCATATCTGCGTCCACGAACTCCTCCACTGCCACTTTGCGCCGGTGCGCGACCCGTTATCTGAACTTGAATCCCTGATTGGGGTCATCATGTTTGCGCCAACGTGGGCAGCGACAACATCGGCAATGGAATACTGCATCGACGGCATTGCCTACGACTGGGGACGACTCCTGCCAACACCCGCTGAGTGGCTGGAACGGGAAACGACACCGTAGTGGTGCTATAATCTGTATGTGGCGTTATACCTTCCGCCACTGCAAGGATGGCTGGTCAATCTCATAGCACTTTTGCCTCTACCATCCATCCTGATTTACAGGGAGCCCTCTCATTGGCGGGGCTCCCTTTTTTGTGCCCTATACTGGTAACCAGCAGTGGTGGCGGAATAGGTAGACGCGAATCCCGTAAGGGTGTGGTGAGATACGTCAATGAAGGTCGGGTCGCACCCGGTATGTCCACACCATGCGGGGTGCAAATCCTCGCCCACTGCCCCATTCATAAACATTGTGCAGAAAATCACAATACATTGTGAAAGAAATCACAAGATAAAGATCGTGACGTAAATCACAATGTTCCTTTCCTGCGAACTCGGTGATAAACTGCAAGGACAACCGAAGACAGCAGACACGCATTGATCTGAGCCGCGCATAACGGCCAGGGAGCACACTACCACCGGGGGACTTGCGGAGCCAACAGGCTCTTGGTACGGACCGGAGAGCCGTATCGTGTTCAACACGAAACCCACTCACCCATCACGGGGAGGGGGACTATAGGGGGTGGGGTTATCCCTTCCTATGCGGAACGCAGTGTAGCAACGGCGCTAGCCGTTACCCTTGCCGCAGCAACCCTTACCCTCAGGATTCCCCCAAACTCGGGGGAGAACGAGGGGTCCGGGGGTTGTTTCCTACCGGCACTCAGGACAGGGACACGACGGGAACGAGCAAGGATGACGAGAGGCGAATCCCCAGAATTCCTGTGACTTTCCTGCATGTTTGGGTGGGTCCCATCCATACATTCACACTCACCCACGCACGAATCCACCCCGGTAGGTAAGGCAGGCCCCTCCCCACAGGCACACCACCACCACACCACACCACAGAGGAGACACCCCCTCCCCTCCCCCTGTGCAGTGGCAGGCAGACAGGTACACCACGAGCAGGGATAGGACACTGGCAAGGCTGGATCATACGGAGTGCTGGCGCGAGCTAAGGTATGAGAGGGATCAACCACCGGCATCAGCACCGTCACAGTAACCACCGCGTATCACAGCATCGCATCCCCACCTATCACATGCGCACCGTTACGTAGTCTCGGGTATCCGACCCATAGCTATTTCCTGGAGTTGCGCATCGGGGATAGAGTGAAAGCCCTCGATGTCCACCACCGAGCGCAAGGTATCGGCAGCATTGTCCCGCCGAGCCGTGGCAGGACCAAGCACCAGCTGGAGTCCCGCAATAGCCGCCGTCACCGCCACCCGGTCAGGCGACTCTATATCCCCACTGCCAGCGCCCACCAGATACAACGCCATGCTAGGCGCACCATCCAGCAAGATCGCCGCGGTATCAACAAACTTCCGGGGGTCGGCACTCACATACCCAGCCGTTGCGTATCTGTGCCAGTCATGCCGATTGACCCACTGCCGGATGGTTCCAGCCGGTATATCCAGATCCGTGTTGGCAGACAGGTACCGGGCAGCTCGTGCCGCCGATCTATTGCCGTCAGGCGATGCCCACACCTCAAACGCGATCCGCCGCGCTTCATGCTCAGGCAACGGGTAGACCTCTAACGCAACTTCCGAACTACCATCATATGCCACCGTAACACCTCATTCCCTGCTACACGATCAATACACCCATACTACCACCACTACCCCACGGTACATTATTCTGAGTGATTCGAGATAGACCTAAAAAGATTCTACAAAAGATTGACAATAAACTATAGACACCGCCTACCCTATACGATACTATTAGGTCAGAGGTAAGGGACACGACCTAAGCCCACGCAGGAAGGAACCACGAGATGACACACACCGCAACAGACAAGCGCAACGCACTCCGCGCCACCACCAAAGCAGAACAGAAGATAGCCGCACGTATAGCAGCGCTGCCACAGGACAGCGACGAAACACAGGACCTGCTCGATACAGTCACGAACATATGGATCATAGACCTGGTCGACATACTTCGAGCAGAGAAGGAAGCAACCCAATGACCTACCACTACCAACCCAGCACACAGGCCCAACAGCAGGCAGCACAGGACACCCAAGACCGCGCCATAGACACAGCCGTAAATGCACAGTTCGAGAAGGGACATACCACGATGACACAGGCAACCACCAGCACCAAGCCCCGGCTGATTATCGAAGGCTACCGCGCCACCCTTATCGCCCTATACAAGCGCACAGGCGGCCATTTCTTCGATGCTGACAGCATGCGTTTCTTCAATAGCCGCATATCCGAACGCGTGTACCAAGTCGGAGGACACAACGAGAAGAACCCCGCGCAATACGTGTTTGTCACATCGGAGCGCAACGACGGAGCATGGGGGGAAGCCAGCAACCCACGCCTATACACCGTGCGCCACTGGGACGGCACCAGCACCAACATTGACAGCGTGCCAGACTTCCAGGCGTTCGAGACGCGAGAAGCAGCACACAAGGCAGCAAAGCAATACGCACAGGAACTAGCACGCAAGTAACACCACACAGCGCGGGACCACGAGCACAGCAGGAGCAACACCTACCCCGCGCACCGACCTTGACCACCTGGCCAAGGGAAGCAACCACACAGGAGACACACACATGAACACACTACACAGTATCAACCACGAACAAGGGCTATACGTTATCAATGCCGGCGGAGGGTATTGCTGCCTAGGATTCACCAACGCGCAACGCAAAGCCGAAGCGGTCGCCGCGTGGTTAGGGATAGACCCACCAGACCCAGCCCAACAAGGAACGCCGGAAGGCTACGCTGCATATCTGGAAGTAATGAGCCAAGGCAGCAAACACGAAGCAGCAACCCGCGACCGCTGCCCCGCAGATCTACATGCACAACTTATCGGGCTCGAAGGCTGGAGAGTAGAAGTAACAGACCAAGACGACAACACATACCGTTTCATTGTTGGCAGGTCTACGGGCTGGATGCCCTGCCACCTGCAAATAGCACGACGCAACAGTAGCGGAGGCCCAGCAGTAGACAGCCGCCCATTCAAGAAGGTGACACGCCTATACAAAGCCAACTAACCACCACCGGACCAGAGCAACGAGCGCACGCGGAGCAATATCGCGCTGGTCCACCGCTTGACCACTTGGCCGAGCACGCACACACAAGAGGAGCGGACACCATGTTAGCGCAGCCGATAGCACCAGCCACAGCCGAGCACGTCCACATGCAGACCGAGGACGGTCGGACCTGGGAAGTATCGAAGCACGGAACCGTAAGCAAGATCGAGGTACACGGAGGGATCGATTACACCGTGTTTGATCGTTCATGTATGGGGGAGTACGGTAAGGAGATTGCCGTTGCCGCCTTCCTGCTCACCGACCTGGCCCCATGCAAATGCCGTAAGGCCCATTGCGTGAACGCCCGCCGCATCATCCGTGAAAGGATCGCAGCCCTGCACCCATCCGAACTATAGGCACCAGCACAGGGACCGGCAGCCGCGCCGGTCCACCGCAGAGGCACACGAGCCGAAGCACAACAAGAAAGGTGACCACGATGAACAGCAAGAGCAGCCACGAAGCACTAGCAGACTACACCGCCGAAGCGGTCTATTTCCCCACCGACGACGCACCCGGAATCATGCGCACAGGCATCACACAGGAACGCGCACGTTTCGACCACCTAGAGGATGCCCAAGAAGAAGCACGCCAATACATAGCAGCCCACGAGCGCACCAAAGTGTTTATATATTCCTGGCCCTACGGACAGCGCAAGCTTCACAGCGTTATCAAGTAACCACACGCAGCAAGGAGCAACCACGCCATGCAGTACACAATCACCGGGCAGATATGGATCACACCCAACGAGTTCATAGCGATCACACCAGAGGTGCGCACCCTTACAGAGGAGCAAGCAGAACGCGAATACGGACCACGCCGCAAGGAGGATAGCCCCACAGGCACCCAGTACCGCAGCCAATCCAACTACGCAGGATCACGCAAGACCCGCGAAACCGTACTAACACCAACAGGAGACACGGCCATGAACCATGCCACGACATGCGCAGGATGCAGCGAAACAATCAACACCGCCGACGTATGGTACATAACCGCCAACGATGACCAGCGCCCCTATTGTGACCAATGCGCGGAAACATGCGACCGATGCGGAACCAACGACCACATAGAAAACCTTGTCGAAGTGTTTGCACACCAGTCAGACGGAGAGTACGACCGATACCATTGCGCCAAGTGCCACGCAGCCAAGTAACACCGAAGGGATAACCACGCCATGAAATGCCCCACCACACGCCGCCAACGCCGCGCCCTCCTCCGAGATACCAAGCGATACCGCGACCTGCTTACAGCGGCCTACACGCAGCCATACAAGCCCGACCAGGGCATATGGAAGGAGGTTCACCGCATAGCCCGACGATTGCAGAACAAGTACCCGTACCCCACCTACACCCGGATCGAAGCAGCAGCCGTCCGATACTCATAACAGAAAGGTATCCACCGCCATGGCACACACACCAACCGCACGCGACCACATCGAAGAAGCCCTAGCCATTGTGCAGGAACTAGCCGAACGCGCACACGCCAGCGGACGACCACGCGATAAACGCAGCCTCGACACCGCAGAGGAAGCACTATACGCAGCGCTCGATGTGTACCCGGACACCATGCCAGACACGCCAGAGGAACCCACGCCCGAACCCTGGTACGACGTGACCCACGAGAACAGCGGGACTGTGCTCATGCTGTGCATGGAAGGGCACGCAGAGTACAGCGACAACGGCCTCCAGTATCGCAAGAAGGGCTAATCCAATGACACCACATCTGCGCCGCGAGACAATCACCAACGGCCAGGTATGCGTATACAAGGAGAGGATGAACCACAGAGGTGATACAATAGGCTATATCAAAACAGTAGGCTATTGCACTACACCTACCCACGTATGGGCAGTGATCCACAGGCCCGGAACCAACCACCAGTACAGCGACCGATTCAGGGACGGAGAGCACGCGGCGAAATGGCTACTTGCCACCGTGCAGCCACACCCGAAACGCGGGGATGTGCTCATCGACGATCAGACCTGGAGGAATATCCACAAGATAGCACCCGACCTACTGCCAGCATTCAGGGAAGCCACCGGCCAGCAATGGAAGCCAGCCGCAACACAGGCAGAATTGTTATGAGGAGAAAGACAATGCCGAACCCACTCCCGACAGATGAGGCCACCTTGCAAACAGCAAAGGAGCGACTATACGACCGATCAGTATTGAGCGATGACGAATCATGTTGGCTATGGCTAGGCCACGTTGACAGTTCGGGATACGGAGAAATGAGCATCAACGGGACCACGCACAAGGCACACCGTATTTCGTATCACATCCATATCGGGCAAATACCCCAAGGCCTTTTCGTGCTTCACCAATGCGATGTCCGGCCCTGCATAAACCCCTATCACCTATTTGTCGGCACACATGCAGACAACGTAGCCGACAGGGTGAAGAAGGGAAGATCAGGCAGGCTCATGGGAGAGACCAACCATTCCAGCAAGATCACCGCAGAAGACGTACGTGCAATCAAATCATTGCTATCGGAAGGGAGAAGCCACACCTATATCGCCACGCTCTACCCCATAAGCAGAAGGAGCATAGGCTATATCGCATCAGGACAAACCTGGCAACACGTAAAGGAGCACATGCCATGACACACCCGCTCAACACCGACTACGAGAACACGCAGAATCCATACGGCATCATCGTCTGCGATACCTGCGGCCAGACCTCCACCATGCAGGCAAGCGCAGATGGATCATGGGAGTTTGTCTACGGAGAGAAAGCCGAACTTACCCACGTACTCTGTCCCAAATGCTACCAAGCCCGACCACCCCACAAGGAGCCCATCCGATGACAGAACAACCACGATACAGTGTATGGCCTTCCCTCAAGTTTGCAGAACGAGCGGACCATGCGACATGGGATAACGCGAACAAGGAATACACACGCCGACAAGAAGGGCGAGGCGTGCGCAGATGGCGCATATGGGACTACAGCACCACGCCACCAACCGATGTGACCGACAACAACCCGGAAGGAACTCATACGATGACAGAGACACCACACCCAGGCAAGCGCACACCAACACCGACCATCCCGGAAGCCGTAGAGGTGCTCACCATCCGACGACACACATACGGGGAGCGCGGTAGATTCTATGTCACCGCCGAGGGCGATGGATGGAAGATCACCGTCACCGCGAAAGACGCAGATGTGCTCACGCGCATACATGAAATCGCCGCAGCTATGGAGGCAGTGAAATGAATGACGGTATGTACTCATCCAACACCGATGAATGGTCCACGCCGCAAGGATTCTATGACCAATGGGACGCAATCTACTCCTTCACGCTAGATGCAGCGGCCACACCAGACAACGCAAAGGCCCCAAGGTACTACACCAAAGACGACGATGGGCTAACGCAACCGTGGGAAGGTACGGTATGGTGTAATCCTCCTTATGGTCGAGGCATTGACAAGTGGATACAGAAGGGATACGTGGCAGCACGCAACGGCGCAACCGTCGTGATGCTGATACCCGCCCGCACCGATACCCGATGGTGGCACGACTATGTTGCCAAGGCATACCAAATCTTCCTCATCAAGGGACGGCTAAAGTTCGGCGGGCATAAGGATAGCGCCCCATTCCCAAGCGCCGTCGTGGTATTCCGGACTGGAGAACACCGACCGGGGTTTCACCATTATCAACAGGAGGCAGTGAAATGAACCAGAAGGAACTCATCGAAGAACGGCTAGATCAACTCGGCATGTCATGGTACGCGCTGGCAAAGGAGACAGGGCTACACCATCACACCATCTACAAGATCAAGCAGGGGAAAATCCAGGCACGACGGTTAGACATCCTCACCCCCATCGCAGAGGTGCTCATGCTCCTACCCGATGAACTTGCCATTGCGGGAAACCACGTACCACAAGATGTCCACAATGGAATCGTTGAACACCCGGAACTCCTGCCCATTATCCGGAACCTCATCACCAAGATTGAGGCACGGCAGGGGTAGACAGAACCTACGTCGTGCGAGTATACTCACTAGTAGTATCTGTACCTTAACAACCCAGCCGATCCGCCGCGAAAGGCAACCACGCAAACCGCACCGGGCATGTCGCCCAAGGTGCTCATTCACATACAAGGAGACACGATGACAGACTGGATCAAGCCCCAGTGGGATACCGACCGTGTAGTTAGCACATCACTCAAAGGAGAACCAATGCAGGCAGAAGGCACGAAGATCAACCAGGCCCCCGAGCTCTATCTCGCAACCGATGTGGAGGCGATGGCAAAAGGCGGCTGGAAGATCACGGCAAAGGCAAGCGTCCGCGTGTTCGACGGCAACAACCGCGAACTGTACAAACACTTGGAGGACATGCTGCAAATGGGACTTGCGATAGCACAGGAAACCGTACGAAACCACGACGAGAAGAAGGAGACAACCAATGAGCAGTAACGAGGGGTTCCCGAACGATTGGGGATGTATCCACATCGACGACGTAATGGTAGTGCCCACACCGACGAGCAGCGGATATGGACAGACGCTATTGCTCATGTTCCACATCGACGACGTATCGCGCATTGAGGCACCGTCAAAGGAACTCAAAGATGCACTCGGCGGCATCGCTAACCACCTGCCAAAACGAAAGGCAACCACCAATGAGCAGTAACGAACTCGCAGTACACACCGACGATATGTTCTCCGATGCCCGCGTGCAGATGATCCGGGACCAGGTTGCCAAGGATGCACCTGCCCCTATCTTCGCAGCCCTGATCGACATTGCCCGCCGACGCAGGCTCGACCCACTGGCAAAGCAAATCTCGCTTATCAGGTTCAAGAGCAACTGGACGATCATCACCACCATTGACGGCTACCGTGCGCTGGCAGAACAGACCGGACAGTATGCAGGCAGTGATGCCCCCGTGTTTACCTATTCCGACCCGCCGAGGGTGAACGGCACCAAGCGCACCGAGCCCGAGACAGTCACCGTGACCGTGTACAAGCTCCTGAATGGCAGAGCATTCCCGTTCAGCGCCACGATCTTCTTCCAGGAGTACACCACCAATAGCAACAACTGGTTATCCATGCCGCACACAATGGGAGCCAAGGTTGCCGAGTCCCACGCGCTCCGTAAGGCGTTCCCTGCCGTGATGAGTGGCCTCTACACCAGCGAGGAAATGGAACAGGCCACCGTCGATACGCAGACAGGGGAAATCCACGATGGCCCCAAGCATATTGTGGTCAACCAGCAAAGCCAGGTAATCGGCACCGTTCAACGCCTCGGCTCCAAGTCCGCGGCTGCGGCCATCGCCAAGGCAGAGAAACCCAAAGGACCTCATGTGCCGCCAAAGGGCATGGTGTTCTACGATCCCGAGCAGGAAACCACTCCCGAGACACGCAAGAAGGTCCTTGGCAGCTTCGCCATGACGCTCAAAGACGCAGGCATGGACGAGAACCACCGCCATGCGCTGGCATGGGGAGCAGGCTACGACGGCAGCACAACCAACGTGCCAAGTGAAGTCCTCAAAGAGTGGCAGAAAAGAATCAAGGCCAAGCCGGAAGTCTGGAAGGCACGCGCCGAAGAACTCATGATCGACATGATCGCTGAACAAGAGAACCTTGCGATGGATGAGCAGCGCGAACTCACCGAGGACTTGGGAGAACAAGCGTTCGATGACGACGACGATGTGTACGAAGGGGAGTACATGGAGGAGGACGAAAGCTAATGGCAACGCCACAGCATAGAGAGAAAGCGAGGCAGTCGTACAAGTTCTCCGACGAGGATCACGTATGGGTGGACCGATACATAGTTCGATGGCCAGTGGGCAAGGGGTTCGTGCTCGATGTGCCCGTCCCCTACCACCCGGAAGGAGACAACCCATCGGTAGAACGCCAACTACGGGTATACGTCAACAACATCATTGTCCAAATGGGGAAGAGGGACGGGAGGAAGGGCAAGCCAACCATGAGCAAAGAAAGGTTGACCCTTCCTCTCGATGAAGTCCCCGTATCAGCATGGGAGGAAGAATGAGACTCACGATTGAATCCAATGTCGCGGAACGGTATGGACTGCACGGGGCCGCAGTCCTCGCGTATCTCACCCGCCAACATGACCAAGATGTTACCCCTGAGGGGTGGTTCGCTGCCCCTCACATCGACCTCATGTATCACTACAAGATCACCCGCAAAACCTTCACCCGCGTCCGCGATCAGCTCGTAGAGGATGGGATACTGCAACTCCGAAAGCAGCCCAATCTGACGTACTACAGGATCAATTGGCACGCGATGAATCGCCTGGTTGACCGGGGAGGGAACTAACATGGACGAACTAACAAGGCAGGTGGCTGAAATCTGCGAAGATGCTTATCTAACTGCCTCCACGTCATTCGTACCGGAAGATGTCGCAAAGCACATCATCGCCCTGGTTCGCGCCGACGAGCGCAAGCGGATACGCGAGGCGCTGTTGGATCAGGACCTACTGGAGAGCGTGGCCGAGGTCGCCGCACCGGAGGTCAATCACCGTAAGCGCATCGTTGAGATTGAGACAGACACGATGATGGAGTTCGCCCTCTCCGCCATCGGCCTCACCGAAACACAAGGAGAAAAACCATGAGCGTTCAGATAATAATCCCATCAGGTAACGTCGGTAAAGACATCGAGGAGTTTAGTTTCGGACAAGGCGGGACAGGTATCCGTTTCGATGTGGCAGTTACTACCGACCAACGCGGGGAACAAACTACGAGATGGTACAAGATCGCGTGCTTCGGCAAGATGGTGGAGAAAGCCCAAACCCTCATGCAGGAAGGGCAACTCGTCACCGGATCAAAAGTCATGGTGATGGGAGCCTTCAACCCGAGGGACTTCACCACCCGCAACGGCGAAACCCGCACATCGTTTGATGTAGTCGCCAACTTCATCGACGTCATCTCAGCACCACGGGCACAGCAGGCCGCACCCAACACAGACGACTGGGAATACACGGACGAGGACGACGACGCCGAGCCTAACTTCTAGCAGGAGGCAACCACGATGCAAACAAATCGACACGTTGACATCTTCCGCGCCATATCCCCGATGGAGGCGCTAGCCGCCATGATGGATAAGATGGAACGCATCGGATTCGAGAAGGAGGATACGCGCCGGGAGTACCGCGTCACCATCGAGTACATCACGCCCGAACCAGAGCAGCCGAGGTGGTGGCTGTTCGATAGAGACTGCTGGCGGGTGTCCCCTTTCACCACGAGCCAATCATCCACGAACGGGGTTCTTACGGTTGTCTACGGCACCACGGCCGACCGTGATGCTAAGCGCGATGCCCTATTGGAAGCCGCCAAGAAGGCAGGCAAACCATGAACCAAGACGACGAACTGACAAGGCAAATATCCGACCTTGTTGACATTGACACATACGAGGATGAGTACACCGAACCGGAAGTGGAGGAGCCGGAGTACGAACACGCAGACGACACCCCTATCTACCTTGTTGAACTGGTATACCGGGATAAAAGAGCCACGCTCGGTGTCTTTGACGACAAGGCAAAAATGGAACTTGCACTTGCTGAACACGGTAGCGAGGCGGTCACTGGCATCATTACCCACACATGCCTGAACGCCATCATCAACACCTGTATCGAAGAAAGAGTGGTAACACAAGCATGAACAAGATAACCATCATCACCGCACTCATACTCGCCCTCACCTTCACCACCGCAGCGGCCAACCACAAGCCAGGAGGCAACGACAACAGCCACTTGCCGGTCATGGTGTGCCACCTGCTCGGCAACGGCGGGNATATCCTGCTCACCACCGACGACAGCGCACTCGAAGCGCACCTGGGCCACGGCGATATGCTCCCAGGCGAACAGGGCAACTGCCCCACGGAGAACGCGCCAACGCCTATCGTGGAAACACCAGTACCAACAGAGGTAGTCGTGCCCACGCCCACGGAGCCAGTCACCCCGGAGCCAACAGCGCCACCCGTGATCGAAACTCCCGTGCCAACCGATGCACCGCCAGTTGAGACACCTATTCCGACCGTCCCGGTTGTTACCCCAGGCATACCGACACAGGAACCACCCGCTGTAGAGCCTCCAGTGGCACCAGGATCAACGGAAGCCCCTGTACCCGACACAGTACCCGCAGCACCAGCACCGACCACGGTAACGGGCTTGCCGGATACAGGCAGCGGACAGAGTGATCAAGGCTATGGATTCGGGATCGGAACGGTACTCGCGCTGATCGTCATGGCCGCAGGGATCGCCCGACAAAAGGCCACAGCGAACTGATACAATGTTGACATGTTAAAGCGAAACCGCCGCACCCAGGGCAGGGAATACGGCGGCGGTTTCAACACCAAGAACAGGAGTTCTCTACGTATGAGTATACACCACCCCAAGATGCTGCTTGACCGCACCGATACCCTCACACTTGATGAAGCGGGGAATCTCTGTGACATCAAGGGGCTACCACTACCCTTATCACAAGCCATTCAGATACGGAATCTGCTCAACCTTTCAGTCGCAAAGGCTGATCCATCGTATCTTGCAGACCTGTACAACCGGAGACTGTCAGATTGGGGGGACCACTATCTTGAACAGTTCGGAGTAGACCCAAAGGATATGGCATGAGCACCAAGGTTCGCCGTGTTGATGGAGGGTATGCCGCCTTCCCTAACCGTTGGATAGATGCCGGATACATGTCCAAGTCCCCCGGCTCAATCACGCAGGTCTATCTATTCCTCTGCCGGTGGGCAGACAACACATCGTTCGCATCATCACAACCTATTGCCACCATTGCACGGAAGACCGGTCTCAGCGAAGACGTTGCGCGAAAAGCCGTGAGAATCCTGGAGGCATGGGAGGTTATCGAAAGGGACCCAGAGACAGGACCCAATGCCCGGAACGTTTGGACACTACTCACTCTCCAGAAACAAGCACCTGATTACCCCGGGAAAGTTACCCCCAAACTTTTCACTACCCCAGTGAAAAGTCAGGGTAGTGAAAAGTCAGGGTCATATCAACCTGAAGACTCCTATCAACCTGAAGACAAGAAAGAGTATCAACCTGAAGATGGTTCTGTTTCTGACGAAACCAAATCCTCAAAACACCCCGCAGATTTTTCCGTTCCAGAAAAGAAACCCATGCCACGACACGGACCCGCGCAGACGCTTCTCGCCACCCTCCATGAGGACGTGCTGCATACGCCACCGCCCACTAACTACGGACGCGCGATGAAGGATGCAGACACGCTTGCGAAAGCAGGATGCACGCCAGCGGAAATCGTAAGCATTGCCGAGTGGCTCCTCAACGATCCCTTTTGGAGGGCAAAGGGTGTGACCATCAATCGCATCCTCGCCAAGCGGGATGAATGGTTATCAGCACGTACCGCAAAGCCCAAGGCAGGCGCGGCACGGCAGGATGGATTCGTTTCACGCGACCAGGAAGCAGCGCGTCAGAAAATGATCCGCGACCTTGAAGGGTGGAAAACATGAAGCACATCAGTAGCGCCTTGCCAGAGCACCACATCGAACAGATGGTGGAGAAACTTGCCCGCCACATGGAACAGCAACGGCAAGCAGGCATCAAGGACTTCGGATGGGATGAGGGCTGCGAGTGCCACGAGTGCGGAGATACCGGCATCAATCCCCACACGAACGCCGCCTGTTGGTGTGACGTTGGCCGCAAGATGCAACTCAGCAAGGAGCTCGAAGCATCTTGGCCGCTGTATGCACCGCATATCCACGTCAATGCACGGCTAGACACACACCCATCAGCGGACGCACGAAGGTTCGGGCAGGAATGGCTGGAGAATGACTACCCGGAGAAGTATGGGCTTGTCCTCTCCGGCAATGTCGGGAGCGGCAAGACCGGACTGGCTGTGGCGCTGGCCTACATCGTTCACATGTCGGGCAAGCGTGTCCGTATCGGCACCTTCACGGAAATCTTGGACGAAATGCGACCGACCGCAGGAACTATGACCACCACGACCACACCATCTGATATGTTCAAGCCATACCTGTTGGTTCTGGACGACCTTGGCACACAGAAGGTGACGGAGTTTGTTGACGAGCGGTTGTTCGCCATCATTGACGGACGGCATCACCGCAAGTTGCCAACGATCATCACTACCAACCTGGATATGGGCCAACTCAAAGCCAAGTTCGGGCCGCGTGTTGTCAGCCGTATCGCAGAGGTCGCACGCTTCACCACACTTACCGGAGATGACCTGCGCATGAGGAACCTGCGCATATCGTAGAGAAGGGAACAACGGAATGGCAGCAGCGGAGAAGCAACCAACTGACGCGGCGATCATCAAGGGCTTTGACAAGTTCGAGCAGGGATTCAACGTCTACATTCAGTGGTTTCGCAACCACCCTGATGATGACATTGCCCTGCACATGCACTACGAGATCGACTCCATGTGGGCAGCGCATAAGGCGTACCGGGAGCTTGCGGTAGCAGCACACGCACGGAAGGACGCAGCGAATCATGCCCGTAAAGGCCACTAGCAGCCCCGTGGTGCGACGAAAGCCCCCACATGCGATCCATTTCACTGTGCCGTGGGTCCCGCCCACCACACTCGGGCAGAATGCGCACAAGCATTGGCGCTCCAAGGCACCCGATGAGAAGAACGCGTACATCATTGGCAGTGGTGCCGTGCGTGGCACACGCTACACCAAGGCAGACGTTCCCGAGATGCCCGTGCTGGTATGGGTGATCCACTGGGACAAGGCAAGCAGGCGAAAGGATGACGACAACGCCTTGGGCACGCTCAAACATCTACGGGATGGCATCTGTGCTGGACTCGGATTGGACGATAGGGTTTTCGTTACGTCGATGGCCTTCCAGCGCATTGATCCGAACAAAAAAGGATTCACCGAGGTTTTTATTCGCTCCGCCAATGCCGAAGAAAGAAAGATGTTATCGTGACGGACATCAGGTACAATCAGATCAACGACATACAGAAGCCCCGGCGCTGCGTCAACAGCCCGAGGCATGGCACATGAACTACGGAGGTTCACATGCAAGACTATTCTATCTCAACCCTCAACAAAGCAGATGTTCTCGAACGGTTCTGGTCAAAAGTTGACAAGAGCCAATCGTGCTGGCTCTGGCAAAATGCTATCGGCACCAAGGGCTATGGCATCTTCACTATCAAGAAGCGGAACTGTGTTGCATCTCGCGTAGCCTGGGTGCTTACATATGGGCCTATCCCGCAAGGGAAGTACGTGTGCCATCATTGCGACACCCCCGCGTGCGTCAACCCCGATCACCTGTTCTTAGGAACTCAAAAAGACAACCTGCATGATATGAGCAGGAAGGGACGCCGAGGTATTTGGCATCCTGCGGGGGAGATGAACCCCAAGGCCAAGCTAACCAAAGAGCAGGTAGCAGAGATTCGACAGGTGTACCGACGATACGACAGGGTGTTAGGGGGAGGAGCCTTGGCCAAGAGATTCGGGGTCTCCTTGTGCGCAATCACCGCGATCATTCGTGGCGATACTTGGAAGGAAGGCAATTGATATGTCCGGTTTGGATTTTCTCCAGGCAGCATTCAACGTGGCAGTCTTTATCTTCATCATCTACCTGCTATGGTGCGGGGTATGTGAGATAGCAAAGCGAGGAAAGAAATGAGCGACCTTGCCACACGCAACGAAATCAACCGGCAGCAGATGGATGAGTGGGAAGCGGAGTTCACACGGGCGACCGTGCCGCTCACCTATGACTTTGCAGGCTATCTCCGGTATGTGTGGGGGGATCAGCAACGCATGTCATCCATGCAACTCCTCACCAATATCATGCAACCACGATACGAGATATGGCTGACAGAAAGGAACAGGCAACCATGAGCGAGACAGCACGAGAGCGGGTAGCAGAGGGCTACACAGCCGGAGAGCGTACACGGATGATCGCCCTGCGCGTGGCGAAAGATGTAGGCGCTATATATGGCCCGGATGCAGCGACAACCGTCGCTGAACTGTTCGATCAGCACGAAGCCGCGTTTGACACGACAAGGCAGGTCGATGATGCAGACGAAAACCGTGAGGCAGAGCGACCCGATACCACCGTCTTGGTTCGCCTGCGGGACGGTACGCGCATCCGATCAGACCCCATGCCACGAACCACGGCACACGAACTTCACTCGTGGATTCTCAGTTATTTCCCAACGGACAACGTTGCTGCGGACATTTTGCAGGAAACGGTTGTCTGGCAAGGCGGATTCGGTGAAGGACAGGAGGGAACGTGATGGCGGTTTATGTCGATAACATGCGTTCGCAGACTGGCAAGTGGGCAGGGCACATGGTCGCGGACACTCGCGAAGAGTTAGAAGAAATGGCTAAGGCAATTGGGCTGCGGCCTGAATGGATACAGCGGCCAGGGACGCGACTAGAGCATTACGACGTCACCCCTGCTAAGCGGTGGGCGGCTATCCGCGCCGGTGCAATCCCGGTCACATGGCGGCAAATGGCGCGAATCATCGCCCGAAACGAACAGGAGCAACACGATGAACGACATGTGGGGTGAACTCGACCACCACTACGGGCCAATGGCAGAGCCGCACCTGAACAGCGACAGCGTTACCGCAAACGACAGGAGGGCAGCGATGAGCGATCAGAACCAGACACTAGTGGAAGAAATTGAGGACTTCCTTGTGAGCGCTTACCGCTGGGGACAATCAGGTGCGTCATATGCCCCTGGGAAAGCGGCGCTAAGCCTTGCCAACAAAGTCGCCGAGATTGTCGAGGCTGGCGTGGCGCGGCGGTTGATGAGCGATGCGGCGGTGTATGCGCTAACTGACGGGTGGCTAGAGAAGTCGATGGAGTATTGGTCAGTCCGAGCGGGCGACAAGCGCCCATCCGCTGCCGAGCAATCCGTCAAGGCGTTTACGAATGGCATGACCGCCGCCATCGCCGCCATTGGGATTGAGGTAGGCCATGAGTAGCGCACCTGCCTATACGTCACCGCCACGCCCACGCCGCCACTTCGATTACCGCACTTGCATCATCACGGACACGCCCGACGGCCCGCATCAGTTCATGCCGGAGCAGGAATCGCAGGTGATGTGCCGGTTGTGCCAGGTACGGCTGAGTTCGAGGCCGCAGAAGCCGGAGCGCACGCTGATCTGCCAGGAATGCAAGCAGCCATTCACCACCACGATGCGCGGGACATCGTTGAAGTATTGCGGTCCCACATGCCGCTACCGCCACGATCAGAAGCGCAAGGCCGAGAAGTACGCCGCCGAGCGGGTGCCAGATCGGGCGACGAAAGTACGTGGATCTATCCCGACCAGGATGTGCGCCCACCCGTCGTGCGGCGCGGAGTTCACCCCGGCGTGCAAGCACGCTGCGTTCTGTTCGCGGGAGTGCAGGGACGATGTGCGGCGGGCACGGGAACGGGCGAAGTACATCCCGGTCGGCACGGGGAACAAGCCGCGCAAGAGGCAACCAGCCCGCATATGTGACCGGGCAGGTTGCGGCACGGAGTTCACACCCGGAAATGCAAAGGGCCGGTATTGCTCGCCCATATGCAGGCGGCAGGCATGGGAAGCACGGAAGAAGGAGATAGGGCTATGAGTGAGAATGAACGACTAGAGGCGGTGGCGAAGGCGATCTTTGATTTAGAAGGCAACTGGGACGCTTTGATCGCCTGTAGTGAAGACCCAGACCCCGCGTTCGATGAGGCGCGATTTCTCCGCGCGATGACGCTTGACCAAGCAGCCGCCGCGCTTGCCGCCGCTGACCAGTTCGGGATTGACGCGGCGCTGGATGGGGTACATGAGGAGGCAGCAGTGTGGATTGGGCCAGATGGTGACGGATACCGGGCTGAAATCAGGGTGAGAGCAATGATGTTCGGGATTAGTACCGGACCGACCCGCACCGCCGCGATCCTGGATGCGTGCCGCAAGGCGAAGGAGCAGAAGTGATGAGTTTCCAAGTAGGCGATGAAGTCATTATCAACGGCCTCGGTTGGCGCAATGTTCCGGGCGTGGTGACCAGAGTGGATGTTACAACGCCGTTCGGCATTTGCTGCGAAGTGGAAAGGCACGATGGTACAGGCCGAGGATTGTTTGAGCCTCGCTACCTACGACGCGCTGGAAAGAAGCAACGCTAACCCGCCGCCCCTGCG